TGGCGGCTTGAAAGGCCTTAATTTCTAACTGGGCTATTTGGTACGCGTTCATCGTTGGTTTGGTTTGGTTTGGTTATATGTCAAAGTTATGGATAAAATACTGACGCATTACGCGCTGATTGAGTGTGATAGGCTTGTTTGTTTCCGTAGATGCCTCAAGTTGCCTGTACCGCTCCAATCTCCGAGAGGTGATCTGCAAAACAAGTTCAAGTTCCGCAATGCGTTTTCGTGCCTTGGTGAGTTGCTTTTTAGCCATGGAGATTAGTAGGAAAGTAGTGGATTGCATGGCATCTGATCGGTTAGCTCATCAAGCCAGCGGTCGCGTGGATAGTCTGAAATCGTCACGCAAGTATACCCATGTTGACTCGATGCGGAACAAATACCGATGCCAGCCTTTCGGCTTCGATTGAAGTCTGCCAACAAGTCGCGCAAGGTTTTTGCGATCTCATCGCATTTGACTTTCCCTAATAGCTCGCTCACGGCTTCGCTTACAGAATCAGCTTCGGAATGAAGCGGGCGATACTGGCCTTTGAAGTGGAGTGATGCGTGGCTTGGCTTATCTGATTTCGTTGTCATTTGTCGTTGTGTTAGTGTTATGCGTTGCGCTCGCAACTGGTGAGACAATCGCATAACGGGAGAAGATTGCCAGCAATATTTGCCAATATCTCAAAAATAAATTTATCGAATAGTATTGACAAGCCATCAAACCCTTAAAAACAAGGCGTTTCACGCAATCACAAGCAAGGAAGAAACTTTCAAGCCAAGGCCACACTTTCAGCCCATGGGACAATCAAACCACCAAGGAACCAAACATTCAAAGCCGCTAGTAATTCCCGTTAGGGGTTAGGTGATGAAGCAAGGAAGGAAGAGGAAGAGCAATGATCGAATAGCTATGGAATCCATTCCCTCACTTGAAAGAACTCACCAACACGCGCAATGCTTTAAACAAAGCTTCATCTTGACGCGTCGCAGACCCTCCTATGGTCGGGTGCGCTTTGGCTTACTGAACACGCAGTGATTTTACACAAGTCTTAAAATCCGTCAAGGAAAAAGTGATAGTGCAATTAAGTTGCATTAAGGGAAAGCTACCACATGAGCCACACGCCAGGCGAATACCTTACCAATCCACTACAGATTGCATGCCTCAACATTAGCGCGTCACTCATGATTCCGGCGAGCTAAACCACAAGCCAAGCGCATGACTTAAACGAATGATTCAAACGACCGCTTGAACTCCGGCATTGCACGAATGAACGCTGTTCACTTGAACACTAGGAACCGGCATGGGGGGAGGGGATCGCACCTTTACAACTTGTAACAATAGGCATCGAAAAGGTTGCCAGATTAAAAATTTCTCAATTGGGCCAGTTACCTACTATCGGAGAATGTTGGTGTGGTTCGGCGTTAGTGGGCCGTTGTAAGCTTGGTGTGGCGTTGTGTTTGGTTAGTGTGGTGTGAAGGTTACATTTGAGGCGTAATGTTCCCGTTCGGGGTTATTTGTGAATAGGTCTAGTGTATTGTGCTTAAATGTGCGCGATAGGTAACATTTGTGTTTATGGTTGACATTATGTGTGGTGTTGTGGTAATTGGTTGTTTGAGCGCGAGATGGACTTGCGTTTGATAACTTATTTATTTTATGCCTAGAGGAGATTCATATGACCTACAAGGTCAAGGTGGCGGCCAAGTGTACTCTGGTACGGATGCGGCTGTTGGCCCATTCCGTTGGGTTCAGACTGTTGGTGACACTAATTTTTCTGTGTTTACTGCGCCAAACATCACGAATGCTAGCGCGAAGTTGACTGGTGTCTCTATCCCTGCGGGTATTGGCATTGGTGGCAACATCACTGGCTTTACGCTTGCTTCTGGGGTGGTTATTGCGTACCGCGCATAATGTCCCAGTTTAGGTCTACTGGTGGGTTGGATGACGCTATCGTTGCTGATAACGATCCGCAGTTCTTTGGCGTGAACCAGAGATTGCAGCTCAACCAACTCCAGCCGGGTGAGGTAAGGGAGAGTCTTAATGGGCGCATGGAGGGCTTCTGGAGGCCGCGCAAGAGCGTGGTGTCTGTTAGCCCTGTGCTGACTACTGGAGGCACTCCGTTGAACCTTCCGTTCCATGTGCTTGTGGTTGAAAAGACCATTACCAGCGTTACTCGTTCTGGTACGACAATCACGGTTACGGCTAACTCTCACGGGTTTACCAATGGTGACTCCGTTTACATTTCTGGCGTTGGATACACCACTGGCTCTAATCCAAATGGGACATTCGTCATTGCCGGGGTAGCCACAAACACATTCACATACACGCTTGCTGGTGCTGATGGAGCTTACACTACCACCGCTAGCACGACCGCTGGGAACATAACTAAAAACTTTTTAGACATCGCTACGGCATCATATGCATCTGATCTTGTTACAATTACCACTTCGGTTAATCATGGTCTAACCGTTGGGCAGGCTGGCAATCTTTCGGTTACTGGGTTGAATTATTCTGGGTCGAACCCCAATGGAATTAGGGCTTTAACTGCCACTAACGCAAATACATTAACATTTCCAGTTACTGGTGTAACATCCGTAACATTTGCTGCTGGTTCAAAAATCACCCAGATCAACATTAACGATGCCGCAGCCAGCGATGTGTTGGCATCCTGCATGTTCTCTGACCCTAACGAGTCCAACAAGGAATACATCATCGTTGCGCTGGAGACTCTGGCGAAGAAGATCGACCTTTCTACGACACCCTACACGGCAACGACTATCCCGTATCCTGTGGGAGCCACCGTTGGGAGTAACTGCGATATGTTGCAGTGCTTCGACAAGGTGATGATCATGCGTGATGGGCAACAAGCTCTTGAGTGGTATCCTAACGGCAGGGCTATTCTTTCTGCGTCATCCAACGCGACAGCTAGTCCCAATACCGTGGTGACAATGAAGGTTCGTGAACATGGTCTAACTGTTGGCGCATCCGTGGTTATCGCTGGGCTTACTAGTGGCACTCCTCCTAATGGAACATTCACGGTGGCAACAATCGTCGATCAGGACTCATTTACCTTTGTGGCATCTGGGATTTCTACTAGCACCACATTTGTAACCACGGCAGCCGCCATGACTGATGGGTTTACCTTGTCCCCCGGCGGTGCTTACACCCAGCCACAGACATTTATTGTTACTGGTTCTGATGTAACCGTATCAAGCGGATTGGTCACAGTTACCAAAGCAACTTTAGGGAATAACACCATTTTTGCTGGAGATGTAATTGTTATTTACGAATCGACCATTCCAGAGTTCACTGCGATTGTAGGAAGTCAATTTCAAGTTGTTTCTGCCACAGCAACCACGCTGACATTTTACGCTCCAGTAGGGAACATAACATCTGGGAGTTCTAGCCAGCAACTTGAGTTTGGCGGCAGGTTCTCCGTGGGCGGTGGATTCATGCACCAGCCGGGCGCACCATGGGCTACCTACTTCCAGCGCAGGTTGTTCGTTCCGTTCTACTACTCCCAATCTGGCACTTTTAGCGCACCAGTCTACACTAGCAGGAAAATTTCCGACGAGATCGCGGTTTCCGACCTACTGGACACTACGACCTTCGACCAGATCGAGAATCAGTTCCGTATCACTGGTGGTACTGCCGACTATGTGGTGGCGATGCACGGGTTTTATGAAGATGCTTTAGTGGTATTAAACCGTAATAGCCTCCACCTTGTAGCTAAAACTCAAGGAAGTTTGTCTGATACCATAGTTAAGGAACTTACTAGTGAGGTTGGGTGTTTGGCTCGCAAGACGGTGGTCATGCAGGCTAACAACATGCTATTTTTGGCCGACGAGGGCATTTACGGGCTGACCTTCCTTAACGATTACAACCTTCGCGGCACGGAGGAACCACTTTCCAAGAATATCCAGCCGTACATTGACCGCATCAACAAGAACCTTGCTGACAAATCGGTAGCAGTTTACTTCAACAACCGATATTACATCGCAGTCCCGCTGGATTCTGTGGCTGGAGGAAATGATGCCCGTGGAAACAACGCGGTTCTGATCTACAACTTCTTGAATAAAGGATGGGAGTCGCTGGATACCTATGGAGATTCTAGGTTTTTGATCAAGAACTTCATCACGGCAAGTGCTGGGGTTCGCAATAACCTGTATGCCGTTAGCTCCAATGGCGGCCTGCACCAAATTGACGCTGCCGATTCGTCCGTAGACCGCTTGAGCGTCACGAATGAGGACACTGGCGTGGTTACCCCAACGATTAACTCGTATGTGACTAGCCGTGGGTACGACTTCAAGACCCTTGAACGCAAGAGGTTTACAGACGCACAAGTTCAAATGCAGAACCTAGCTGGAGAAACTGGCGAGTACGATATTGCGTTTGCCACCGAAGACCCAGACTCAGCAGAGAGTATTGGCACTACCACCAGATTCCTTGGTGGGCAGATTCTATCACCCAATAGTCCAGGCGAGGCCGAAACCGCAAGCATTAGGTGCAGACTTGGTGGTCAGCGCGGCTATACTGGGA